CCATTAATGATTAATCCTTTAATCTTTGATCGAGAATGGTGGAGAAAACCTGGAATTGCTCAAATTACAAACTTTACGGTGAACATGGCATTTGATCCCATTGGTCTTCAACGAGTATGGAGACAATCATTCAATGATTATGTGAATTACACGAATATTCAAGTAACGATCTTACAACCAATCTTATACCTTGCTTACTATACTTTACTAACATACATGACTATTCCTCCATCTTTGTCCTATCCTTAGACCGCTGTTCAGAATTTTGTCTACAATTTTGCACAAAGCTATAATAGTCTTCAATCATTCACTTTAACTTCAAACACCATTCAATTCCAGTCCATTCCACATCGTTTGTATATCAGTGTTTTAAAAGCTTACAATACAAAAACAATCAATGATTCCGATGCATTTCTTCCAATTACAAGTATTAATATTAGTTGGGGGAACGTTTCAGGTGTTTTAAGTACTTTATCACAATATGATTTATGGTTGTTATGTGAAAAGAATGGTCTCAAGCAATCATGGCCAATGTTCTCTGGACAAACAATTAATATTTATGCAAAAGCTTTGGACACAGGAGGTTCCTATTTGATGAATGTTCGAGGACCAAGTGCATCTTTATGTTTAGAATTTGGAAGTGATATTCAGTTGTTGAATGAAGATTATCCTGGAAAACAAGGAACTTGGAATTTCCAAATTCAGGTCAATGCATTCAACAGCACTTATAATGCTGTAACTCCTCAATTGGATATTATTGTCATTTATCATGGAACCATGACCATTGCAGGAGGTTCTGTAACATTACAAACAGGTTTAGTAGCACCTGGGGCACCCATTCCAGGATTAGCAAAGACAACCTTCCCCAAAGAAACCGATTTCTATTCAGGTGGTAAATTTGATCTTGGAAGCATTTTATCAAGTATTCCAGGACGTATTTTCAGAGGTCTTAGTGGTCTTGTTAGTGGTTTACTATCACCTGAAGAAGGAGAACATCCAACTTTCAAGAAAATTCGAAGCGCTGTGAAAAAGATTCCAAGTATTTCAAGGCAAATTGCAGCATTACCAGAAGCTGAAGAGGAAGAACAAGAGTAAAGTATATATGTGTGTCACTTTAAAATGCACATATATACTTAGATGCCCATAACATACAAGAAGAAAGTTTGTCCATTTGGATTAAATGCAGCAGAAGTTGTCATTTCTATAAAATCAGAACTGCCAGTAACGTTGAAATTCCATGTATTTGTTGAAGGAGCTCCAGGATGTCTGACAGTCAGGGAATTGTATAATAATTTGAATGCTAAATAATTATGATTAAAACCACTATCAGGTATTCTCAATGTAAAACTACAATTACTCAAAACTGCTGAAACATTTCGACAAACAAGTAAATACTCTCTTAATTCCTTTCCTTGAGTGTTTGGATTACCTTCAAAATGAGAAAGACGATACCATGTGTAATCTCCTGAAACCCCTCCAACGTTGTTGTCACCATCATTTTCAATACGTCCTGAAGCGATGGGGTGTATTGAACCAAGATTAGTATCAGGTCCAGGTAATGTTGATCTTTTTACAAAGAAATTGCTTAATGGAACTAAGGTAAAACTATCTCCAACAGACATGGAAAATTTTTTAACTGTGCTTCGCACGTGTATTTTATACACTCAATAGATACTTTTAAAGTATAATTTTAAACTAACACTTTCACCAGGGTTCAGTTCAAGTTCATGAATTTCCTGATCACTTGACTGCCATAAGAAATCAAAGGATAAACGATCTAAAGGACCATCCGTCAATAAGTCAATCCAACGAAATTCACCAGTAGGAAAATAGATGAGACTGCTGTTTTGAAGTCCAAACTGGTCAACATCAGGTCTAAAATCGGTAAGAATGGGTAATGTGCTGATATAGCTTAATGGGTTGCTTGGATTAAACACATTTTGCTGAGTACTTTGAGGTAAAGTTTCTTGACGTATGGGCAAATTGCTAGTGACAATGACGGATTGTAATTGATTAAATCGATAATCCGTTGGAAATTCTTGAGGAATATTAATAGCTTCCCCAGCAACTTGCCATTTTGGAAATTTGTTGACCAATGTTTGAACAGGTGGAGAATAAAGTATTGAATTGTCTGGAACATAATATCTCAACATGTAATTATTATCATCAATCTTCTGAAATGGAAATCCACTGATAAACTTGTAAATTCCACGATTAACAAAGATGTGGACAGAATTTCCATATTCTGCAGGAACCACAAAATGCAAAAGTTTTTCTTGGGGTTGATAATAAACATAGGGAGGACGCCTTGAATCTGCCCCATTAATAAAGGGAACCATAGCAGTATGACAAGCACTAATTAAGGGATTTAATAAAAAATCAACGAAATCTCCAATGTAGGATGTTAAAAATCCTCCAGTACTTGTTCGTATTTCACTACGAAATGCTGTACTAATAGTCACTTGAAATTCTGTTCCTTGAAGACTACAGGATGGAAACACAGTGGACAAAGGACATTGAAATCTTAAAATGGTGAGTTTATAATCACTCATCTTTCTTAGAATGGGTTTTTCTAATGGTACATCGATTCTTGCACGAATCTTCTTTGAAGCATCAGTTGGATTATACAACGATAAATTAACCACCACATTCTCCTTAGATGGTTGTTGGTATGAAAAAGACATCATGGTGTCAAGATTTTTTATTGGTGGTAAAATCTCAAAGGTTGAATTATCCAATATCGATTTGCAGTCAATAGTTCCTAAAGTGACCACGAAACCATTTAGAATTCTCAAATATTCCGATCTTTCCTTTGAACACCAATTTACCTATTGGACCATTTTATTATATCAATATCCAGGACAAATAGGACATTGGACACTCATTAAATGTGATGGAAAGTCCATTTATTTCTTTGATCCTTATGGAAACCCTCCAGATACTCAATGGCCATATCTGGAAAATCCCCAACTTTTACCTGAACCTTATCATGTTCTTTCTGCAATCATTTGTGAATATATCTTAAAACATGGTTATGAATTTCGCTTTAATCGTTTTAACATTCAAGGAACAATTCGAAATGGTGATATTAGATATTCAGAATGTGGTGAAATTGTGGTTCTAAGAATACTTTATGAAGACTTCACAGATGCTCAGTTCTATTCTCTATGCTTAAAACTGGGTGGACATGAAATTTTTAAAATTGTAAAAGAAATTGATAAAGGAACATGGGCAGCAAAAGCTATCTAAAACATTACGGTTACTTGCTAGAAGATCCTGATATTTTCCAAATATTTTTTCCAGGAACTCATCGCACTACACGAGAGTCCAAGCATAATGATGTGATTGTGATAAGTGGTAAGAAAGGTAGTGGAAAAACAGAACTTGCAAAATTTATGGCCTATGTCTATCGTGAGAAGTTTCCAAAGAATCGTGTGATCTTTAGTGGAATTAAAGACTTGTACAATGATCTTCCTTGGGCTATTAAGGTCGATCTAAAAGAAGTTGAAAAAGAAGAACAAGAAAAGAATAGAACAGATTTTTCAGGTATACCAGATGCTTCCGAGTTTCATGATAGTTTAGTGATCTTTGATGATACTGAAAAATGCCCAATGTTAAAATTGAGAAAATGATGTTTCAACTTGCCAATATGCTTGCACAAAATGGAAGAAATTTTTCAACCAATGTTATTTGCATTCTTCATCAACTTAATAAAGGTCTTCAAAGTACTACAATACTAAGAGAAGCAGACACTTTCATCATTTTTCCAAGAAGCTATGACATGAACACCTTTAACACACTTATTCACCATCTTGGATTTTCAAAAGAAGATGTCCAAGCATTGTATGGACAAAAAGATGAATGGTTTATTCTGATTCATCAAACAATACCAAGCTATGTGTACTTAGGAACATCTATGCATAAAATAAATCTCTGAATGGACCCTGCAACAACTGGTCTTTTAATTTCTATTGCCCCTACTGTACTTGACTTATTGTTTGGACGTGGAAACATCATAAAGCATGAATTACTTTTAGAAAATCCTAAGAAAATGTACGGCTACGGTTTAGAAGGTTATGGATATCGTTATCCACGAAGAAGAAGAATGATGGGTGTTGAATCATATTACTATCCCGGAGAACTTCAAAATGAATTTATTAAAGCTGCTGTATTTAATCGTGCAATTGCTTCAAAAAATCCTTGGATACAACATTTAAAAGATACAGGTGTTTACGATAAAATTCGTGAAGAATTACAGAAAGCAAAGCAATCTTACAAAACAAAAGATCCATCAAAACGTGCACAAACATTAGCTCGTGAACTTAAAAAACTTCAAACAGAATTAAATATTTTACAAAAAGAAGCAGAAGCAAAAAAGTTGGAACCTGAATTTGCCCAAATACTTGGTAAAAAATAAGCAGATCTTACTTATGGAGGTATCTTGCAAGATAAAATAAAACGATTAAAAGATGAAATCAAACGTATTGAGCAATCTCTACAAACTGGTCAATTATTATCTCTACCCCTTTCCTAAGTACTAAAGGGCAGGACTTCCTGCCCACATCTAAAGAACTTACTGAGAAAGATTATGAAGAAGCTGTAAAAAGATTAAAAGAACAATATCGTCAAATTGGAAGAAGAGCTTACAAAACAGAGAAAAAAACTTGGAAACAACTTTATGAGGAAATGTTTGATATTATCAAAAAAGAAAAATTAACACCACAACCAAAGAAACCAAAAGCTAAAAAGTGATTAGAGAATATGGCATTTGTAAGTGTGAATTCCTTACAAATGCCATGAAATTTACGGGATCCTATAGTGGCCCCATGGTAATGTTTCATAAGAATTTGGAACATAGTATCGTTTATCATCTTGATCTGTACATTGTCGTTCCATTTGCATCACAAAAACTTCTCGATTCTTTGAACGAATGGTCTGCATGACATATTCTTTACGATCTTGAATAGGTGGTTTATTGGATTTTAAAATTTGTTCGAGTTCTTCCTGTGTGGGCTTTCTTCGAGCATAATTAAGAATTCCTTTGAAAGCTTTATTGCTCACATACTTTCCATCTTTACTGGAGATAAACAAATAATGTTTTGGACAAAATGCATAGAACATTTGAATACCACTCTTTTCGATTTTTATAAGTCCTGGAACTTTCTCAGTCTCTGGTGTTTCAAAATGAGGTGATAATTGAGGATCTTTTAAATCTTTTTTAATGTCCTTTGTCTTGAACCATCCAATAATGCTGTCGGTATCGATGTACAAAAATTTCATGCGATCTCCATAGAATGGTTTAAGAACTTTATAATAAAATTTCTGCATGTACCATTTACTTATATCAAGAATACTTGCACCAATGTGTAAAGGTTTATTATAGTTCACTTCACATTGCATAAGTTCAAGGAGTATGACGTCTTTTTCAGGATCAATGAGGTGATAATCTTTGATATTCTTCAAGGAATTCAATATACGAATACACATGTCTGTCCCTGAAGCAAGCTTAAATCGTCGATAATTCTCTGGATTCTCACAAGTCTTTTCAAAGAGTGAATTCATCATTAACTTATAGAACTGTGATAAAGAAGGATTTTTCTTGTTCTTTCGACGTTCCTCAGCAAGTTTGCTAATATAGGGTGTTAAAAATCTTTCTTGACGAAACTTGATTCCTCGATGAACTTTCGTAATTTTATAACCAAGTTCCAAGCCTAGCCTAAGATTTGCCATATGTGCTTTATAATGTTCTTTAGGTAATAGGGTTGCTTTCAACTTTTCATCAATCTTCTCTGGAAATAATGGATAAGCTGCAACAACATCATGAATTTCTTTAGGGCACTCAATATCAACTTCCAACCAATATCCTGTTGAACTTTCTTGCCAATTATAAGTATTGTCATAAAGAATTTTCTCCGCTTCTTCACCAGAAATCCACTCAAAATTACTTAAAGGCATTGGATGCATCATGGCAGTGGGGTATAAAGAATTCATGTCAAATCCTACAATGCATTCATCATCTTTCTTGTGAACATTAGCAAATGTAAGTTCACCCACAGAACAATATCCTCCACGCATAGCATCTCTGAAGAATTCATACATCTCTAAATCCCACATCACTTGAATGGGTTTATCAATATACTTGAGAAATGCTTTGTAAGTATATGATGGTGCGGAAATAAAATGTGCAGGGTCCAATTGCCAATTTGAAAGACCCTTTGAACGATACTCTTCAAAGACTTCTGCTAACAAAACAACGTCTGCCATTAAATAGTAGTAATGATAATCTCCAAAAGTTGAACATTTAAGGGTATTCCAAGCATCCTGTGCATGTTGATAATCACTTTCTGAACAAGGTTCCTGAGTAAGATCATTGTAAAAATTGTTAATATCAGGCAATTGAGTTTCTGCAAATTTCTTGATAGAATCCACCCATTTGTATGGATAAATTTCCTTTTGTCTAAGAATTGGATGAAGTTTAACATCTCGACATATTGGGAAATTATAATTGCTCTTGTTAAGATTTTGCACAGCTCGTTCAAGAGAACATCCTAGGTGAAGTAAGGAATCACGAAAGATAAAGTTTCCAAATTGGAATGATGACAATTTCTCAGAAGACTTACCAACAATGAACTGTTGAACGTGTCCATGTTTTTCATGTATTTTTGCAATCTCCATGAGACCATATCTTAAAATCATATGGGAATCGTACCCACGAAGATTATGAAAGAATACCACCAAGTTGAGGTTTTTCTTCCCTTCAAGATAATTGCAACGTCGACACCATGGTCCAATATACTTTCCTGTAACATGGCAATGATGACGAACTTTTGGACGATCTCTTTGAAAAGGTTTTTCACATTTTTTACAAACTGTTGCTGAATCATGTCTTATTTGTTCCTCTTTGGTTAATTTAGGAATGTTTGGATGTGATTGCCAATGGAAAATACATATTTTACGAATTTTCTCAAGAGCTTGAATAAATTGTTCAAGAACTTTATATGGGTCATCATCCTGGTAATACTTCAAGTAAGTGTCTCGTTGAAATTTTCGTCCTTCACTCAAAAATAGGAGATCTGGACAAAATATCATAAAGGAATTTGGAACTTGTCGTGTTAAGATCTTCCCACTTGGATCATTCATAGGGATATTGGAATATTCAAAATCTGCATAACATACAAAGAAATGACGTAATGTTTTTGAAAAATCTTGTTTATTGTTCATATTAAACTTAACCCAAGCAACATCTTTTTGTGGTAAATTAATGACTTGTTTCTTCATGTTTTCATCCTTATGATCTTCCTTGTAATGTTCAAGAAGTCTCTCCGTTGATTTAAATACTATTCCACATCCACGGCACATCTTTTCATGACCATGATTACCATTGTAAGCTTCCGAGAAAATGAATGCTAATTTCTTAATAACAACAAAGTGAGTGTCTCCCTTATCATTTCTAATAACTCCTAAATCAACCTTTTCCGTCACAGAATTTGGATCGTAAATTGAACAATAGTACTGTTTCGTTTCATGAGGACCATTCATTCCAATGTCATAAATATTAATGGAAATCTTGTATTTCTCCTCGAAAATTGCTAGTGATCGTATTGTATACCTTCTTGAAAGATGTTTACATCAAATCCACGTTGTTTCATAAACTCTTCTAATTTTTTCATGGGAACATCCCTAGAATCATGTCTCCACTTATCTTTATTTAATGCTCGATAGAGACATTTCCAGAAACATAGATTATCTTTATTTTGAATATTCACCACAGCTCTTCGTCCACGCATCCATGGATATAATGGAATATACCCTTTAGCTTTTCGAACACCAGGTTTGAAAGGTGTCAGCTCAAAACTAATAGACTTGATACCACTCACGATATATCCTGAACCATTACGAATAAACTCAGAAATTTTTGCTTCAATTATTGGAATTTGTTCTTTGAAAATTCTTGAAAGATCCTCAAGAGTTTGGGCTAAATTCTTTCGACTACGCTTATGAGGTATAAAAACTTCATCGATTTGTGTATCTATTCCTTCAGCTTCCTTCTTAAACTCTGTTTTTGTACGAGTGGATACATAACACTTGCTGTTAATATACTTCATCATTTCTTGATTGTCCTTGAAATAGTTGGACAAAATTTTTACTATTGATGAAAAAAATGGAAGAACTAGTCCATTATTTTCTTTAAATATTCTGTCAAGTGTTTCTTCATCGATCTTAAACTTCCTTATAGCATGCATCTTTTCCTCTTCCTTCTTTGGAGTCTCTTCAACGTCTTCTTCAATATCTTCTTCAATTGTTTCTTCAGTTTCTTCAGGTTTCTTCAACTTCTTGGTCTTCTTTTCAAACTTTTCCTTCAATAGTGAATAAAAATTCTTTAACAACAGCTTGAAATTTTCTTCGTCTTCCACTTGTGCTAATAGTTTCGCAAATTCACGAATACGTTTGTCGGACATCCTTGCTTTTTATTCCAAACACACCCTTTTAAGACTTTTAAGTCCTTTTGGAATAATTTTCAGTTTTGTTTAATAAAGGTTTTTTGGCTTATGTTGGTGGCCTGTGTTAATAAAAAATGGCCCCATTGCGGCCGTACCCCACTGCTCACGACATTTAATCCAAATGGACAAAGTTTCTTCTTGTATATCATGGGCATTTAAGCATACATGTGCTATACATGTATTCTTTATTCTTCTTCCTCAGCTTGAGGTAATGCAGCGATTTGTCGCGAAATACTAGGAACCGATCTCACAGCACTTCGAATCTTCTTGATTGCGGGATGTTCTCCTTCTTCGGGAGACAACAGCCCACTCACGAGACCACTAAGGCCGCGAAAGATACGACCGGGAATACTGGACAGGATACTACCAAGATCGAATTTACCACCCGAATAGAAATCGGTTTCTTTGGGGAAGGTCGTCTTCGCTAATCCTGGAATGGGAGCACCAGGTGTCACTAAACCTGTTTGCAATGTCACAGAACCACCCGCAATGGTCATGGTCCCGTGATAGATCACAATAATATCAAGCTGTGGAGTTACAGCATTATAGGTGCTGTTGAAGGCATTGACCTGAATTTGGAAGTTTCAAGTACCCTGTTTTCCAGGATAATCTTCATTCAACAATTGGATATCGCTTCCAAACTCTAAACACAGAGGTGCACTCGGTCCTCGAACATGCATCTCATAGGAATTTCCTGTATCCAAAGCTTTTGCGTAAATTTTAATTGTTTGCCCTGAGAACATGGGCCATGATTGTTTGAGTCCATTCTTTTCACATAACAACCATAAATCATACTGTGACAACGTACTCAGGACACCCGAGACATTACCCCAAGTAATATTGATACCTGTAATGGGAAGGAACGCATCGGAATCATTGATCGATTTCGTATTGTAAGCCTTAGAGACGCTGATATACAAACGATGTGGTATCGACTGGAATTGGATGGTGTTCGAAGTCAAGGTAAACGACTGCAGACTGTTGTAGCTTTGTGAAAAATTGTACACAAAATTCTGCACCGCTCTGTATGGATAGGACAAGGATGGAGGTATGGTCATGTAGGTGGGCAACGTATAGTAGGCCAAGTACAACACTGGCTGTAAGATCGTCACCTGAATATTAGTGTAACTCACATAATCATTGCTCGATTGTCGCCATACGCGTTGAAGTCCAATGGGATCAAACGACATATTCACCGTAAAATTCGTAATTTGCACAATCCCAGGTTTTCGTCACCATTCACGATCAAAAATCAAGGGATTAATCATCAATGGTTCCGTAAATTCAGCAACAAACTGCGCAACCCCTGAAGCATTGGGACTTGTCAATAACGGATTATTGTTGAATGTCAACACATTGGTGTGTTGTCGAGATATATGATCCACAGAACTCCCATATAACGCAAACTCCGAAGTAATACGACCTGACAACATGTTATAGTTAACAGCTTGGTCTGGGTAACATGGTGTTGAACTCATTGTCGATTTCTGAGTTTCGCGATCAAAGTTGTAATGCGCAAATTTATCGAACAACTGGGAAGGTCGAATCGTGATGGCCTGATTATTCAGCGTGATCGTCAATGTCGCAATCATCTGATGCAATGGATACTGGCAAAGCCCCGCGAATTGTGAATTAATCACATAGGCATTACCAGAATCGGCAAAACTCTTGATCTGCCCCGTGATGCTGAACTGTAATTGCATGCGAACGCGAACATACCGCGAAATAATCGTCGTCGGTGCAGGTGAGATAATATTCCACACCGCATTCGATTGCGAGAACGATGTTGCTGGATATGGAACAATTCGAAATTCTTGGGGAGATTCCGCGACAATATTCTTCGGCGTCACATTGTCTTCGAGATCCAACGTGGGCAGAATGGTACGAAGCATCGCTGGTGTGGCCGCCATAGTAGAAAATTTTAAAAACTGGACTCCTTTAAAATGGACATCGTTACTTTAGCTGCTGTGGGCGTTCTCGTCGTAGAAAGAATCTTGGTTCATACCATTACAGCCATAAGACGATGTAAAAGTTGTTGTGCCTGTTCTTCTTGCGATTTATCCAAAAACGATGACCACGAAGAAACCGCTAGCCCTTCGAGAGTGGAGATACCCAAAGACGTATAGAACAATCTTTGCCAAAGAACTTCGAGGCATATTTCAAGCAGATGTCATGGAACTTCATCCTTTGTGGAAGCATATCTTCCATCAATATGAGATATATACGAAGTATCGACCTAAAGATTATGATCTCGTATGTATCGATGTTTTCAGCCGGTATGTATGGGCTGTTGCTATGGACAGACAAGATTCCGCATCGACGGCAGCTGCTATGCTCAAAATCTTTTATCACATGGGAATACCGAAAATCCTCCAAGGCGACAAAAAAATTATTGACTACTTCAAAAAGGAATTGTCGCCCTATTTTCCTGGAATTACTTTGATAGCAAGTAAACCCAATGAAACGAACAAAAACGCCATTGTCGAGAGAGTTATCCGAACTCTAAAAAATGACCTCCTCCAATACCTCTATGTTCATCCATTTCCGGTTATATCAGGCCGATTTGTTGTCGAAGAAGAATACTATTTTGAACTCGACACTACCACCGAGGTTCTTCAAGAGATATGTACTTTGCGAAACAACACCATTCATCGCACCATCCATCAAAACCCATCGATGTCTTTTATGGTCGCGCACCCAATCGACAAATCATCGCAAGAAAGAAGTACCCTCAATTTAATAAAGGCGATCTTGTCATGCTCAAGCCTCTACGAGCACGCGGAGCACTGGACATCAAAACCCTCCGCTTCGACTATGATATCTACATCATCGTGTCAAAAGAGGGCGACAAATACAAAGTAAAATCACTATACAACTTTATTCGCGGAAAAAAAGATACCAAACCACATTGGTATAAGCCTTACGAACTACGAAAGATTACTCCCCAACAAGCGCTCGTGCACTTAAATTCTCCTCTCGTCCAGGCATATTTGTATCGCGTCTACGAAAACCCTGACGCCATCGAGGATATGAAGAAGTTTCTTCATCATTTGTTGTAGGGCTATAAGTCCTTCACTTATAACCCACTCTACGCTTTTCCACCTCCACTTTTTCTTACTTCATTACTCATAAAATCCACTTCCATATCATCACCTCCATCATCATCATGTTCGGCATTGTCCTCTTCGTATTCATCCTCTCCAACACTCACTTCTTCTTCCATTTCCAATTCCTCTATTCTGCTGCTTTGCTCATAACGTACTTCATCGTTTTATAATGATCTTCCAATATGAATGAAATTTTGAGAAGTCGCCAAACATCTTGTGAGGACTCCAATTGAAACACAAGTCATGAATTTATTGTTTATTCACTTCAATTCGAAACCAATCGTTTGAATTCGCATTCCCCCAACAATAACCTCCTTCCTCTGGATTCAAGAAAAAGTTGTAATAGTTTGAAATGCGTCCTTCTTCAAATTCGAAGAAATGTTTGGGAATTGTGTGATCTGGAATCTCATCAAGGATTGTAACTGT